CTAAAGATGAAAGCGCTCAAGAAATGCTGAAAACACTGATTGAAAGTGATATGCGTTTACTGGAGAAATATTGGAATACAACCGTTATTCCAGCATTGGTTCAATTAGGGATTCTTAAAGGTGAATTAACCTATGAATATGAGCAACATGAAGACCTAAAGCAGCTATGGGATATGACCAAAGAAGCGTTACCATACTATAAGGTTAAACCTGATTGGATTAAAGAAAAGTTTGGTATTGAGGTTGAAGGAAATAGAGAAGCTCAGCCACAGAACAATTTAAGTTTAGGAGCTGATTTTTTCGACTAAGCCCTAAAGCTTATTTTAGGGCATTTCATAGTAGATTAGACTTTCTTTATGAATGTGATTGTGATGATTGCAAACATGAACCAGAACAATTGAATCTAGCTAATAACCCCAAATTTAAAAAGCTTTTAAAGGTCGTTGAAAAGGCATTTAAAAAGCTTCATAAAAAGGGCGAATACAAACTAGGGGATATTGAAGGTGTGCCGGAATACCAAGCTTTGGTTTCTGAAACTACCAGTGTACTAAATAGGGCTTTTGAGGATAACGATCTATCTGAAGATATGTTAGAAAGTCTCCAAAATGATGTGTTCTATTTTTCATCCATAAAAACACATGCCCAACTTTTTGAAGCCTCAAGGTTATTACTTACTGAAGATAAAAAAATAAAGTCGTTCCAGCAGTTTAGCCATGATATAACCAAGCTTAAAAAGGATTATAATGAAACCTATTTAGAATCTGAGTATGACTTTGCAGTAGGTTCTGTACAAATGGCGGATCGTTGGGATAACTTTAATGACAATGATAGGTACTATTTGCAATATAGAACAGCTGGAGACGATAAAGTACGTAAATCACACCAACCACTTCATAATACCACCTTACCAAAAGACGACCCGTTTTGGGATGTGTTTTTTCCTCCAAATGGTTGGCGTTGCCGTTGTACAACGGTTGAAGTTCTTAAAGCCACATCTAAAAAAAGTGATTCTAAAAAGGCTTATAAAAAAGGTGAAACTGCAACTACCCAAATTGGCAAAAACGGTAAAAATAAATTGCAAATCTTTCAATTTAATGCAGGAAAACAAAAAGTAGTATTCCCACCTAAACACCCATATAATAAGGTAAAAGGAGCAAAAACGGTTAAAGAAAAAGCTAAGCAAAAGACCAGGGAAAACGGATCCAAAAAAAGCAGCTAGAAATGTTTAAAGAATTTGTAAATAACCTTACTAAAGATACAGAGGTAAAACTCACTGAAGAGTTTGATAGAAACTTTGAGCGCAAGGCTTTTTTTGACCGTAAATGGCCAGCCACCAAACACACCTATAAAAAAGGGTCATTGTTACTTAGAAGTGGTAGAGGTAGAAGGAGTATTAAAAGTAGGTCTGCAAATGGTGAGATTCGGTGGAATAGTGCTTTGCCATATATGAGCCTACATAATGAAGGTGGTGAGGTTGTGGTAACGGCTAAAATGAAACGCTACTTTTGGGCAATGTACTATAAGGTTAACGGTGCTAAAGGTACTGGCAAAACCCAACGCAATAAAAAATTAGAAGGTGAAGCTGCTAAATGGAAAGCTATGGCATTATGAAAGTTGGTACCGTTATGACCATAGACCAACGGCAGTTTATAGGTTGGCACCCTATGGTAGATAAACATATTAAAACCGTAGCCGATATAAACCTTAAGGAGTTAAATAAAAAGCTATTAAATAAATTAGAGTAATGGATACTATTATACAGAATATTCAAGCCAAATTAGACGTTCTAACCGAGTTAAAATACATTGATGAAGATTGGGGGCAGTTAGATTATTACGCTCCAAATTTCCCTGTTAAGTGGCCGTGTGTTCTAATAGACGTAAGTAGCGCTAATTATAGTGATATAGGAATTGACAAAACCTCCATGCCTAGGAATAGACAACAGGCTGAAGCTTTAATTAGTTTAACCATTGCCAATTTAAAATTAAGCAATACCAATATTAGAGCGCCTCAAACACAAAAAGACAATGCCTTTAGTATTAATGGTGTTATTGAAAAGATACATCAGCAATTGCACGGATGGAATCCAGCAGACAATGCAGGTAAATTAATTAGGAGGAGCAGGAACAGGATAAAACGTGATGATGGCGTTCAGGAATACACAATTATCTACAGCTTTAGTTTAAACAACGTTTAAAACAGGTTTAATTGCTGTGCTTCAATAGCTTCAATTTTATCTAATTCCTTTTTAACTGGAGTGTTTAGGATTTCGTATAGTGTGGTTCTAGATATGGGATAAACAGGAAAAATATACTTACGCAACACCACAGTAACAGGTATGTCTTCTGTTTTGTGCTGGTTGTACAAGTCTAGTATTAGCTTGTACCGTAGGAGCTTGTTCTTGGATTTTCCGTGCTGTTGGCGTTGACTTCTAGTCATATATCAAAAATAAGACAAATGTCTTGTTTTTGCAATATCATTTTATGATTGATTTTGAATGCTCCAAACGTTAGATTTAAATCCCATTTCTTTACGGAATTGAAACCTATAATTATTTATAGAAACACGTTGGCTTTTATAATCTGTGAGCGTATTGTTAACATTAGCTTCGTTGTTAAAATACTTTTTCCATGTTGGGAATACATCATTGTAATCAGCCTTTATTCTAGCTAGCTTTAAGGTTTTTTTTCCTTCAGACCGTATAATCCTAAAGTCTATTATTAACGCTTTATCATAACTCATAGATTGTTTAAAATCTTCAGGAGCAATAGATCCTGGGATATAAATAAATCTATATCTGTTTGATTGTTCAGAAGTTTTTAAAAGCTGGTATTCTTTAGTAGATTGTGAAACAATATCATTTGCCAGTGTCTTGGCAGTTGATATATTTGTGTTATTTATAGATGTTATAAAGTCTAAGTCTTGCCCAAAAGAAAGGGAATAAACTAATAAAGCGAATATTGAAAGAAGGTTTTTCATACAGTCAAAGATAGCAATTAATTTCTTTAACCGTTGAAAATAAAAAACAGCCGTTGCATATTCTCTTAAGCTAAATCATCTCTCACAATATTTAACTAGATCCTAACGGCTGTTTTTGTTTTAATTTCAATTCTAATTCTCTATTTTAATATAGAATTAGTTATGAATTTCATTTGATTGGTTTCCACATTTCAATCAACCTATCTAAATGCTGTTTCAAAAACTCTCTTATTTGTGGTGCATCTTTATCATCAAGATGGTCAATCGATATAGGTCTATAAATGCCTATTCTCTGATTGATTATAAATACTTTCATGCAGTATATTCCACAATCCTCTTTTTTAGTTATATCCCATCTAAATATTAAATTCCTGTCAATATCTTCATCGTGATATTCTTCGTAAAAGTCAGTCCATGTTTTATAATTTTCAGATGCATCATTTGAATAAAAATTATTCTCTGAAGAATAATACGGGTGGGCTATTGCCAAATCTTTTAGTTTCATGTTGCGGTTGTTTTTATTACTATATTACAAATATAAGTAACTTTTTTATGTAAAAAAATAATATTTACAATTTTTTGTAACTTTTTTATGTATTTTAATATATATTTGTCTTATGTCACTAAAAGCATCCAAGATATTTACAGCATCAACACCGGATAAAGCAGTCATTTTGTGGGATACCACCCTAAAACCTCTTTGTAAGCAACTAAAAGCACATGACCCAGAAGCTTTGGGATTTGATTCTATTACCCGAAAAATGCGAGGCGAATATGAATTTTGGTTTGAGTTTACCACTAAGTCTGGTGTTAAGTATATACTTCAAAAATTTGTTAGGTAACCTAAAGGTTTCTTGCGTTAAAAATTAATAGTCCACATTTGATAATGAATACCTTTTTATTTTCAGGCGCTCCAAATTCTCTTTTTCCATAGCCAATTACAGTTCCATAATGTGGCTTTGTGAATCTTGGTAAAATATCAATCGGCTTCATTCCATTAGAAAAAACTAGTTCTTCGTAAGTAATGAATTTGACTTGATGCAATTTTTTCATCATTGGTTCTATTCCGCCAAATCTCTCAATCAAATCTTTCCAAAAACCTTTGCGCATTTTCTTTCCTTTATAGGTTAACAGCTTGTTGCACCAATATGGAGTTAAGGCTCTGTATTCTTCGTTTTTATTGTTTTGATGGCTTAAAAACCACTTTTCTTGTAAATTCAAGTGTAAAGTGTGATTCATGATTACAACTGTTAATTTAATTTTACTGTTTCCATTGCACAAACAAGCTCATATAGATATCTAACAAGCAAACTAAGCTCAACAGCGTCATATTTATCATTAATATTTACATCAAAAGTTAAAACTCGAGAAGCTCCTTCTCTTAAACCTCTTGGTGATTGTTTACCCGATAAAACAACTTTTTTTGTAGGTAAATTTGCTATAAACGTTTCATTTTTTTTAGCCATAATTATTACAGTTTAAAATGGTCTCTGCAATCCTCTAATGATTCTATCAAAGCGTTCAATGATTCTTCATTTTTAAATATCATTGCTATTTCTGGTTGATAGTCATCTGAATTTTTACCAATCCATTCGCTGTTTTGTTCTCCAATCTCTCGAGGTTCGGTATTTGTCTTTAACATCAAGGTGGGTGATTTCTCATCTTCAAAATAACCTGGCTGCATTGAAACAGAACCAAAGCCAAAATCAATAACATCGCATTTTACATTTCCTACTTTTACGTTTTTTCGTATCATAATTTTATTTTTAGGCGTAGTCAAGATGACTACTGTTTTGTTAAAAATTCCTTTGCTAGTTCAGGCTTGTTCTCTATATCTTCGCACCCCTTCCATTCCAAAAATTCCATAAACTCGATTAATTTGTCTTCCGTCATTTATTTTACTGTTTTATTAATTGTCTAAATAAAGCATTGCAAATATTGCCGGAAGCCATGATCCAAATAACCAACCCCATCCAAAAAAATATGGGATTCCTATTAAAATTGCCAATCCTATCAAAAGGATAAAAAGTCGTCTTATCATAATATTTACAGGTTAATTAGACACTAGGTCATAGTATTGAACAAACTTTTTAAATACAGATTCAACAACTTTTTCAGCTTCTTTTATTAATTCTGGTTTAAAATCTTCAATAAAGCATGAACATATCAAATGACAAGTTCCTTGCATTAATCCATAAATGGAATCGACTTTAAGCCCTATTTTCTCTAATTCCGTTTTTACAGTTGGATATGTACTATATTTCATCCCTGATTCTGTCGTTGCAGTAATCGGAGATTTCGAATAGTCAGTCTCCCATTTACTATCAACTACCTTCATTTCGTTTCTATCAACAAAACCCATAAGCCAATTGAGACAAAAATTGACTGATGCCGATGTGGGTGTATCGGGTAACTTCGATTTTTCGATTGGTATAATTGCTCCATCACATAAAATAGATGGAACTGGAGTTCTAACACCTGAAGCCATTGCTTCTTTTAATGCCATGTCAACTTCACAGTTGGGAAAATTAACATCAATACGAAATGTTATTATGCTACTTGATGCGTTCATAGTTGTTACTTTAATTACACTAATTTTGATTCCTCTAATAATCGTTTGGCTTCATTTTTTAACTTCATAAATTGCATGTCCTTGTCATCTAAGACAGGTTTTTCAAAGTCAAAAAAGTAATCTGTCCATTTAACGAACTCCTCAAGCTGCTTCAGAAGCTTTGGAGATGAAGCAATCAGATTTGCATTTGCATTTTCTTCTCCTTTAATATCATGATGAGCAATTAAAGCTATTGGGGTATCTCCCATCGCTTTTACTTCAAGACATCCATTTTTATCGTAACTATTCTTTTGGACTGCCCAAGTCCCTGGTGTTATTTTCATAATTTAAAATTTTAAGGTTTCTACAATTTAAAAACACAACAGGTTACTAAAGCGTCCATTTATCACAGAAAGACTTTTGGACTTACGTACTGTCCGACATGCAATAAAGTCCTCATTTCTGAACCCTTTCATCCTGTTGTGTTATATTTATTAATTTATTGTTCATTTTAACCTTGTTACAAGTTATTGTTTTTTGAATGAGTTTCGTGAACTCAATAAGTTTTAAAAGGCTTTAACTTAGCCCGCCTGTATAATCGTTATGGTTGTCAATTTCGTTTTTGATAGCCCAAGCAACCATACCTATTGTTGCGGCGATTATTAGTATTTCTTGAAGTGATACATTCATAAGTTTATTTTGATTTATGGGATTTAGCGTTGTTTTTAATCTGTAAGGCCATTTGTGCAAAGGCATTCATTTGCTCTGGTGAAGGAAGCCCGGTTCCTGTCCATGTAACATGAACAGAACCAAGGGCAATGTGTTTGTGCTGCTGTTTCATTTTAATTGGTTTGTTTTATTGATTCTTTTTTAAGTGTAGCGCCATCTATTTCGGCAATGATGGCATCTTGGTTAATCTGTACTATGTCATCTTCGGTAAGGGTGCTAACCACATTTAAAAGGCGTGTAATAGCAGATTGAAAGTTCTTTCCTTTAATGGCATATTGGGCAGTACCGTTTTCTTGGTTATTGTCCAGTACTGTAAATAAGTATTCGTTCATGGGTTTAATTTGTTTTCTAAATCTTTAATGAGTTCTACCAGTATCACTATGATGATTCCCAATATTATAAATATGCCTGAAGCGACTAATATGAGGCCTAATACAAATTCCACTTTTATATTTTCCATTCGCTTAAGTATGATTGTTGATTTATGAAAGTACTGGCATCTTGCATTTGCCTATTGGGATGGTACTTAAGAAAAAAGTGATATCGTTCAGTACCTTTATAAAGTTCAATGACATCAGACTTTTTGAGCCTGTTAAAGCTCTTTTCTGCCATTTTTGGTTTACCGTTTTTATTTCCATAAAAGTTTAACCAAGTCTTGAATGAATAGTCTTTTTCGCCTTCCTCAATTTCAAAAACCGTTTTGGTTTGGGTCATCCATACATCTTTCATGATGTTCTCGGTAGCTGGAAAGTTTCCTGAAAGAAATAAGAACTTCTTTTGATGACTTGTAAGCGATTTACCTAAAACATTAAAGGCAACTAAATGACCTTTTAAACAGTATTTAAATTCCCATACTGTATTTACTTCTTTGTTTCTAACAGTATAAATGTTTAGCATAGTTTTTGGTCTAGTTTATTGATGACATTCTGTATTTGGTTGGCTAAAAATTTATTGCCAGCGTATGGCAATAATTCTATTAGTATTCTATGCAAAGCCCAAGCTTCATAAAATTTGAAGGTGAACTTTGTTAGTTTCTTCTGGTCGAATAAATCAGATTTCTTAATCTTGGTTTTCACCTTTTTGTCAAAGGTGTCTGCTAAGTCATAACCAATGGTTTTATACACGTTTTCTATCTTATCTACACTAACAGGAAGCTCATATACTTTTTGTATTATCTTGTGTACTGCTAACAAGGTGTCGTTATTAATCCTTAATTCTATTTTCATTCTTTACCGTAGTATCGTTTTTTGTTAAACCATTCTGTGAACTCTGTTAAGTTGCTATCATCAAACAAGCATTTGTGGCAGTCGGGAATACACTTTATGCTTCCATCGCAATGGGCTTTTTGAATTTCACTAATATTTTTACCTAGTGGCGGTATTTCAAGTCCTTTAAATTCTTTAGGCATATCTGTTTTTTTAACAATTTGTTTCTTTATGAATCACTTCACCGCATACATCGCAAATGGTGTACACCTCTTCGCAAGTGCAGGATACATTAACTACAAAAAGAGTTTTTTCGGGATGTGTACAAGCTTTTGAGTCCACTTTAAACTTTAGGGGTTCTATTTCCTTTGTTTTAACAGGAGGAGCGGCATAATTATCATGCCAGTACATATCTGGGTCAGTGTCATCAAAGCAAAATCTACATGTTACTATCAGAACCAATGCTAAAAAGACTATTGTGCCAGCAATTATATATAGTACCTCCATTATTGTTTTAAGTGTTGTTTTAAAGCCATGCTTTCTAGGGCTACAATGGTTTTGCTTATTTCTTTAGGAGTCATTTTTTTGATAGGCTTTTTAACCGGGCCTTGGTTTTTTAGCCACTCGCTTAGCCTACCTAAATCGCATATTTCGGTATAACGAGGATGAGGCACAGTCATACCATAATCCATAGCTGCACTAATGATTTTCATCTGTGAAGTGATGTTTTTGTCAAAGAATGCCCAATTGTCATAGACAAGAGGTTTACCTCCTAATTCCTGAATGATATTGTTGGCTTGTTTATGGGTGAGGTCATTGGTGCTGCTCTTGGTAAAATCTTGAGTTTGTTGCACCACAAATGCAGCCTTAAGTTCTTTGTCATTCTTTGTTAGAATGGCTATGAGTTTTTTTTGTTTGCTAGAAGCTGGAATCATTTTATTTCTTTTTTAAAAGCACGTAAAGCGCTAATATTGCTCCCATAACAAGTGTTGTAATTTCAATAGGTACGATGTTCATGAGTTTGGGTTTTAAAAGAAAGCACTACCTTTCTTAGTGGTAGATTTGGGTTTATAGCTATCAACACCAAGGCAGTGCTTTGAGATTTGTTATACAGTAAATCTGAATTGCAGTTTTTTAGGTCTTCCGTCTAGTCCTTTTAGATACTTCCAGCCACTCACGTACATAGAGTTTTGACTGCGTATTTGGGCTTTGAAAATAATGTCTAGACCTTCATCAAATTGGACATCGTTAAACTCTTCAGCGAGCTTACTTAGTTCAATGATTTTATTTGGGTTTAGCTGGCCTGTTTTTGGATTAAGCTTAAGGAATGTGTTAATCATTTTAGCTTGTTTTTGGCTTCTAGGGTCGTCAGTTTCTAAAGACTTAGAGTAATTTTTAATCTTTTCTATTCCGGCACTTTCGGTACCATCAAATTTTATGGAAACATTGTAACCAATGGTAATACTGGCAGAACCATCTTGTAAGGTTGATGTGTGGCTTTCTTGATTGCTTTCACCGTAAACTTGAGCCTTTAGAGATTCAATAGGCTTATAGTCATCAAATAGCTTATTAATGATGTCTTCAGTTGAGTTTTGGTGTCCTACAAGCGCATCAATGTTATTGTTTACAAATTCGGCAGTAAGGTCTTTAAATGCAGTTCTGGTTTCGGCTCTTTTCTTTTTTTCGGCTCTCATTTCTGCCTGCATTTGAGCCATTAATTTCTTTTTCTGGTCTGAATTTAGTTGTGAAATGTCTAATGTTTGATTGTCTGATTTATTCATGGTTTATAAGATTTAATTCTAATTGTTTTTTTTCGTGAATTTTTTGGTTATAGTCTGGATGTTTTGGATTGGCATTTAGCCAAAAATCAAGGTCATCTAACTTGTTTTGCATCTGTCTACGAGTCATGGATGTGTTTTATTAGAGGTTTGGAAAAACGTTTATATATTTTGGTTACAGTTCTATTGTAAATTTTTAATGCCTCCTGTTTATCCATAACATGGGCATACGGTTGTATGGACTCTACAAACTCAGTTTCCAATTTTTCAAACTCACGTTGCCACCAGTTAAACAAGTGCTTGCTAACAAGTGCTTTTTGCACTGATTTTTCATTGTTCATGTACCTACAGCACCAGTTAAAATAGATGCTGATAACAATACACTCATAGTTTGAGGGATTCATTTTAAGAAGGATGTGTGTTTTGTTCATGGTATGTGGTGTTAATTGTTTAATCCGTGAATTTTTTGGTAGCCCTCTTTCCATATAATGAATGTGCCTCCGTTGGGGCCGAATGTTCTACCTTTGCTTGTGGCTAAATAGCCTGAAACATAGATTTTCATTTTAGCATCAAACATTACGGTTTCTTGAAATTCAGTTCGAGGGTTTTTGCCTTTTGCATGACCGCTAAAAATGATTATCTTTTTTTTAGCCCATTTTTTTTTGAATAGTTTATATTCCTCTTCCTTCTTAAGGAAGTAAGGCAATGAGTCAATAAATATTACTTTGGCACTATTGCGTTTAGACATGTATAATTCAAGCTGCTCTAGCGTGTAAGAAGCTGTATGGAAATTGCTCTCGACTTCGTTCATCTTACACAGCTCTGTTCTTTCAACATAGTCTGAGTCGTCAGGCTCTTCCTCAAGAAGGTTGTACAATACTTTTTCCGATTTTGCGAACTCGTAAGCCATCTGCATTAAAAAGGTGCTTTTACCACTTCCTGAGCCTCCCCAAACAAACCAGATTCCTCTATTTTGAGGGTTTCTAAAGGCTTCAAACCATTCTCCTGTAAATTGTATTCTTTCAATTGATTGATTTTGGATATTCGCTACGGTTAATACTTTTTTTAATTTTTTACGTTGAGTTGTCAATTCTAAATTGAGGGTTGAGAGTTACTGTTCTATTAATAGGTCTGGGCGTTGTTTCATGTTTAAAACCGTTTCAACTAATGACATGGTTAGTGGTCTTTTTAATCTGTCTGCCTCTCTTAAACAAGGCACTAGCACGTCATGAAGTTCACCGTAATTGTCACAATGGTTTTGA